CCCGGTCCCCAGGCCGGCAGGAGGGGCGCCTGCTGGCGCCCAGGTGGGCCGCAAGGTGTACCCGCGGGTCGACTTCTGTGTCGGCAAGGGGGCCGACGAGAAGCAGGCTGCGTGGAACCTGCTGGCATTCCAGCCGAACGAGTGGTCGGACGGTAACGGCGGCACCATCAAGGTGTTCGAGGTGAAGGAACACGCTGACGGTTCCACCGATGTTGCCAAGAGCGGCAAGAACTTCCCGAACTTCTCCGTGATGAAGGAGGCGTTCGTCCACATGGGGGTGACCGTGTCCAACAACGTGGGGATCTGGGTCAACGACGGTGACAGCAACGTCCCGTTGAAGGTGTGGGATCAGGCCGCCGGCCAGACCCAGGCCGACGCCGTCGACTTCGAGTGGGATACTCGCCGGTCGGCACTCCAGCAGTACACCTACGCCAACAGTCAGTAGGTGACGGATACCTCACCTGTCGCGCTCAGTGCGGCTGACATCGATGCCCGATTGCAGGGTGTCGATGTTCAGCCGTCTGGCCGCAACTACCGTTACTTCCAGCCCAGCCACAAGGCGGTAGACAAATGGGTGGAATACGCTGCGGGGAGCCACGACAGGTTCTTCCTGGGGTTGGACGACATCGACAACAAGATGCGTGGCGTGTGGCCGTCTGATGTGCTGGTCGTGACGGGTCGTGCCCACAGCGGCAAGTCTGCTGTCCTGTTGTCGGCCATAGCGAAGAACCTGAACGAGGATCCAGATTTTCGGGCGGTGATCTTCACGCCGGATGAGCCGGAGACTCTCGTCATCAGCAAACTGTACGCTTTGCTGTACTTGCAGAACCTGGCTGATGTGGAGGAAGCGTTGCAGGCTTCCGATCCGACGTACCTTGAGCAGATCGAGGAATCGAAAGAGATGCTGGATCGGGTCAAGATATTTCCTTCCGCTCTCCCGTTCAACGAGATGAGTGTGGCCCTGTCGGAGTGTGAGGACTTCTGGCAGATCCGCCCCCGGTTCGTGATGATCGACTTCCTGGAGCAGTTGCCGGCAGCGTCAGGTTACGAGGGTGTGTCGTCGGTGTTGAAGGGTGTGAAGGAGTGGGCCGAAACGGAGAACCTTCCCGTCGGTCTGGTTCACCAGTCGGGCAAGAGTTCGACCAGGGGTACGTCGAGGGGCATGGACGACGGCAAGTTCAACGCCGACGAGTATGCGATCCTCCAGTTGAATGTGTTCCGCAAGCGGGATCTGGCGAAACTCGACGACTATCAGCAGCGCATCCATTCCGTATCCATTTCGTTGGATCTCTGCAAGAACAAGCGGCCACCGTGCCACACCACCAACCCTCCGGTGGATTACTTCATGGATCCGCACTGCGGGCTGGTGCGTGAATACTACGAATCCGATATTCCTTCGGACGACCGATGGATGTAGTCGAGACTTTCGCTCGCCTACACCAGGGCGGCCGGGTTGCCATCAACTATGACGGCATCCGGCCGCTTGTCGATTCTCAGGGGGAGGCGTTCTCCGCTGTCGGTGAGCCGTATGAGGATGCGATCCGGCAGCACTTGGAGGGGGAACCCCCGATCGGCGTGTATCCGTTGTTCAGGAAGGACTACCAGCGTACCGCTGAATGGTATGTGAACTGGTTGGCTGTCGACCTGGATGAGGGCGAACCTGATTTCATTCACGCTTGCAACCTGCAACGGTTGTTGGAACGGTTCAATGTCTATGGTTGGATTGAACGGTCCAGGTCGAAGGGCTTCCATGTGTGGGTGTACCTGCGGCAGCCGTTGACCGCCGAGTTCGGCCGTGAGGCCATGATGGGGGCGTGCCGGCTGTTGGACGTACCCACCAAGGAGGTCTATCCGAAGCAGACGGCGTTGGATGGGAAGGGTTTCGGGAACTGTCTGCTGTTGCCGTATCCGAACATGGGGAACCCTGGCCGGCAGGTCATCGTCAGCGACGATGACACGCCGCTTCCGTTGGACACGTTTGTCGAGATGGCGTGGGAGTCGAGGGCGAGCAGCCATGCGATCCGTTCCATCCACGCGTTGTACCAGGAGCGGCACTCGAAGCCGATCGCTCAGGTGGAGCAGGTCAGAACCCGCAGCGATTCAGACTTCGGGTACATCGCCCGCAGGATCTGGGACGGTGACATTCGGGAGGATCGTTCCAACGCCCTGTATTCTTTCGCCTGTTCGTTGTTTCGGCAGAACTACAGCGACTACATGGTGTTGCATCTGACGACCCTACTTGACGACCGGGTCGGAAAGTTTGTTGGCCGTAACGACCGTGATCGACGCTTGGAGGAACTTGTGACCAATGCACGCAACCACACCCTGGAGGCGCTCTGATGGCCCCCAACCCTGACACATACCGGTTCACGGTTCGTACCCGACCGAAGGCGAAGGGGCGTCCACGCTTCGGGAAGGGACGCACCTACACGCCGAAGGGAACGGTCGACGCAGAGCAGGTGATCGCTGATGCGTACAAGGGACCGAAGTTCGAGGGCGCCGTGTCTCTGGCGTGCGCCTTCTCGAAGGATCGCATAACGATCACGTTGACTCCGATGGAGATGGAGCAGTCGTCGCTGCGAGGCGACGTTTCCAACTATCTGAAACTCGTCGAGGACGCTTTGAACGGTCACGCCTACGACGATGACCGGCAGGTGCATCGTCTGATTGGAAAGAAGAAGTGATGCAGGTTGAACTGGACCCGTGGGAGTACGAACACGCCTTGAGTATCGGGGCGCGCCGCTTCGTCGCGAACTGGGGTAAGCGTGACGCCACCCATTACGACAAGAACCGCATGGAGGACAACCGTACAGCGCAGGCTGCGGCCTGCGTGGGGGAACTGGCGGTGGCGAAGATCACGAACCAGTATTGGCCTGGGCATGTGTGGCACAAGTCGGAGCATAAGAACTACAAGCATCTGCCGGATGTGGGCCACAACATCGAGGTGCGTCGGGTGCGGACCAGCACCAACGCGGCTGTACGCCGACGCCAGTTGGAACGGGGGCTGGTGCTGTGGGTGGTGCAGCCTGTGCCGCCGGAGTTCCGTGTCGTCGACATCCTGGGTTGGATCGACTACGACGAGGCGTGGGAGAAGGGCGATCCCGCGCATTACGACCCGGAGAACACCAGGGTCATCGGGGAGCAGTTTCTGAATCAGCCGGCTGTTGAGTAGGGCGGAGCGGGGAGCATGGACAGCAGACCCATACCTGTTGGATTCCCTGTTGGGGCCGGCATCGGATCATTCAACGGGCCGGCATTGGCATCACCATAGGCCGCAAACTGTTTACGACGCGTTGCTGCGTGTCGCCCCGTTCGACGAACCGCAGGAAAGCATTCAGGAACAGGACGAGTTACGGGAGATCCTGGCCGACGCGTTGGATTCCCTCACCGAGGAAGAACGGTGGATCTTTCTGATGTTGACGACGGTGAAACTCAGTTTGCGTTTCGTTGGCCGTGTCCTGGGTGTCCCGAAGACGACGTTGGCGCGTAGACGCGACCGGATCGTTCGGAAACTTCAAGACGAGTTAGCGGATTCGGCGCTGGTTCAGCGCCGCCTTGGCGTCTATTCGTCGTCGAACGAATCGTAGAGCATCAGGCACTGTTCCAGCATGTCCATGAAGCCGCCCACCCACCTGAGTACGCGGGACAGGGCGATCAGGTCGCCGCCGTCTGCGTCGTGCCACGCACCGATCATGCTGAGTGCTTCGTCGTGTTGGAACACCAGCAGCGTCCCGAGGCGGCTGTCGTACCAGGAAGCGTGGGTGCCGTCCTCGATGTCGAGGATGTGGCGGCTTTCCTGTAGGGATTGCAGGATGTCTTCTTCTAGTTGAACGCCGCTGGATGCCATGAAGTCCCCCCACTTGGCATCGAGGTCGTCCATTACGCGGTCTTGTCTTGAGCGTACGTCTTGACGACGGACAGGGCGCTGGCGACGCCGGCTACGATCGCACCGCGACCTGTGGACAGGTCGCTGACCAGGAACACTCCCAGGAATCCCTGGCAAAAGGTCCACGCTGCTCTCTCTAGCATGTTTCTCATTTTTTCCCTCTCGACTTGTTTGCCTTATCGTAGGCGATAGCGGCAGCCTGGTCACGGGGATACCCTTCGGTAATCAACTTACCGATGTTGTGACCGATTACGTCCTGGCTGGACCCCTGCTTGAGGGGCATGTCAGTACCTTGGGCGGCGAGGCTTCTTCTTGCCCGGCATCAGTCGTACAAGGCTTTACGGGCGCCGCTCTTTGAGGGTGAACCGACGGAACCGATGCCGCCGCCGGTCTTCACCGAGGTGACCAGCACCTGGTCGGCCTTCACGGCCTTGGGGGTCTTGCCGTCACGCATGTCGGTCGCTCACTTTCCGAAGGGACGGCCACCGTGGGCGGCGTTCCCCAACTTGGTCTTGCGGAGATACGCAGCGTCCTTCTTCGCCTTGCCGCTCATGGCGTGCATGTTCTCGCTCGATGTCGAGTCGTAGGGCTGCTCGTCCTGCGATCCGAACGTCTTCTCGAATGTTCCGTAACCTTTGCCCTTCGGCATGTGGGTACCTCCTATTAGATGGGTGGGGTGTCCCTCTATACGAAGAACAGTGCCGTCCAGGTGTTGCCGTCGAGGACGCCGTTGGGCTTCAGGAAGCCCATAGCCTTCTCGAATCTTTTCACAGCGCCGGCTGTACGCCTACCATAGATCCCGTCCACGGGACCAGGGTCGTACCCGCGGTCCCTCAAACGGCTCTGAGCGGCCCGTACAGCCTCTCCACGGCTCCGCCGACGCCACGACAGGGGAGAAGCCGCCACACGGCCCCCAAGAGCCGTCAGATAGGCCACAATCCCCGCCCAGTCGATGTCGGAAGGCGGCCCCTGATCCACACGGGCACCATCCGTCAACCAGTCATGCAACCACCTACCAGGACAGGTCGACGACGACACATCCCGATGCCCCCGCACCCACAACGAACCCCCATACCGCAACTGCACATCATCAATGACAGCCACAATCGACTTCAACGCCGCATCCGGCACCCGATCATACCCCCACCCCGTATAGCACACCGACTCCGAACGGGCATTCCACCCCTTCGTAGCAGCACCACGCACACCAGGACCACGCCCC